TTAGCTTTCGGTTGCCGGTTTTTCCACCTTACCGGCCAGCTGGGCAAGGAAGTCATAGCGTTTTTGTAAATCCGCCGTCGCATCCTTCCACAGCTGTTCCGCGACTTCCGGCTGCTGCGCGTTAAGGCGGCGGAAGCGCTGCTCGTTCAGGAGCGTTTCTGCCAGCGCGTCTGACGGCGGACGGGAGTCCAGCGCCAGCGGAAGTTTACCTTCATCGGCGCGACGCGGGTCAAAGCGATACAGCGGCCAGAATCCGGTCGCAGTCAGCTGACGCATCTGATCGTGGCTCAGCGCCAGATCGTAACCGTGTTCTTCGCAAGGGCTGTAGGCAATAATCAGCGACGGGCCCGGATACGCTTCCGCTTCCTGAATCGCTTTTACCGTCTGGTTCAGCTGCGCGCCAAGGGAAATCTGCGCGACGTAAACGTGGCCGTACATCATCATGCTGACGCCGAGGTCTTTGCGCGCCTTGCGCTTACCGTGTTCGCCAAACTTGGTGACCGCCCCCAGCGGGGTGGCTTTTGATGCCTGGCCGCCGGTGTTGGAATAGCATTGGGTATCGAGCACCAGAATATTGACGTTTTCGCTCAGGCTCAGCACGTGGTCAAGACCGCCGAAGCCGATATCGTAGGCCCAGCCATCGCCACCGATTAGCCAGATCGATTTCTCGACCAGCGCGTCGGCGTCGGTTAGCAGCTCTTTCGCGTCGGCTTCATTTGCCAGAACCTTACGCAGCTCGGCCACCTGTCCGCGGCGTACCTCAGGCGTTGCTTCCGCGTGCAGCGCGTCGTTAAGCGCGGGCGGAAGTTTATCGGCGAACTGCGACAGCAGACGCATTACGCGCTGACGGTGCTGATCGACGGTGAGGCGGAAACCGAGACCAAACTCGGCGTTATCCTCGAACAGCGAGTTAGCCCACGCCGGCCCACGGCCGTTGGCATCGGTAGTGTATGGCGTGGAAGGCAGGTTGCCGCCGTAAATCGAGGAACAGCCGGTGGCGTTGGCAATCAGCATTCGGTCGCCGTAGAGCTGAGTCAGCAGCTTGATATACGGCGTTTCGCCGCAGCCGGAGCAGGCGCCTGAGTATTCGAACAGCGGGCTGATCAGCTGCGAGGTACGGATATCGATACGTTCCAGTTTGCTGCGGTCCATTTCCGGCAGATTGAGGAAGTAGTCATAATTCACTTTCTCTTCTTCAACGTGTTCAAGGCGCGACATCATATTGATGGCCTTGATCTCCGGGTTCTGCCTGTCTTTGGCCGGACAAACCTCGACGCAGAGATTACAGCCGGTGCAATCTTCAGGCGCGACCTGCAGAACGTACTTCTGGCCGCGCATATCGCGGGATTTAACGTCCAGAGAATGCAGGCTGGCCGGGGCATTTTCCATCGCGTCCGGGGAGACCACTTTCGCGCGGATTGCCGAGTGCGGGCAGGCGGCCACGCAGTGGTTACATTGGGTGCAAAGTTCTTCCTTCCAGATAGGGATCTCTTCGGCGATATTGCGTTTTTCCCAGCGAGTGGTGCCCATCGGCCAGGTACCGTCCGGCGGCAGGGCGGAGACCGGAAGCGCATCGCCGAGCCCGGCCAGCATGGCGGCGGTCACGGTTTTGACGAAATCCGGCGCGGCGTCGGAGACGACCGGCGGACGGTTCGGGCTGTTGGCATCGACCTGCTGCAGCGGCACTTCCGCCAGCGACTCGCGGGCCAGGGCCAGCGCCTGCCAGTTGCGTTCGACCAGCTCCTGACCTTTGCTGCTGTAGCTTTTAGCAATCGCCCCCTGCAGCTCCGCCAGCGCGCTATCGCCCGGCAGGATCTGCGTCAGATGGAAAAAGGCCATCTGCATGACGGTGTTGATACGCGCTCCAAGGCTACACTCGCGGGCGATTTTTGCCGCGTTAACGATATAAAACCGCGCTTTTTTCTGATTCAGCGTGGCCTGGACTTCCTGCGGCAGGCGCGACCAGACCTCTTCGGCGCCGTAAGGCGTGTTGAGCAGGAAAATACCGCCGGGCTTCAGGCGTTCAACCATCTGATACTTGTCGATAAACTGCAGCTGGTGGCAGCCGACGAAATCGGCCTGCGAAATCAGATAGGAAGAACGAATCGGCTTCTCGCTAACGCGCAGATGGGAAACCGTCAGGCCGCCGGCCTTTTTCGAATCATAGACGAAATAGCCCTGCGAGAACCACGGCGTCGAGTTACCGATAATCTTGATATTGTTTTTGGTGGCCGAGACGCTACCGTCGCTGCCGAGCCCGTAAAACAGAGCTTCCAGCTTCGCCTCTGACGGCAGCGTGTTTTCTACCAGCGGCAGCGAAAGATTGGTGACGTCATCGTAGATGCCGACGGTAAAGCGCGGCTTGGGTTTAGCGGCGCTCAGTTCGTTGAATATCGCCAGGACGCACTCCGGCCCGAACTCTTTTGAAGAGAGACCGTAGCGACCGCCAATGGTACGCGGCAGGGTTTCTCGCTCGCCGCGGTTGAAGGCTTCCGCCAGCGCGGTCATCACGTCGAGATACAGCGGCTCAGCCTGGGCGCCCGGTTCCTTGGTGCGGTCAAGCACCGCTACGGCGCGGGCGCTTACCGGCAGCGCTTCCAGCAGGTGGGCAGCGGAGAAGGGGCGGTAAAGACGAACTTTCAGTACACCGACTTTTTCACCGCGGCTCAGCAGTTCATCAACCACTTCCTCACAGGTGCCGATTGCGGAGCCCATAATCACGATAACGCGCTCGGCCTGCGGATGGCCGTAGAACTCAAACGGTTTGTACTGACGCCCGGTGGCGGCGGCAAAATCGTTCATCGCCGTTTCAACGTGCGCGTAAACCGCGTCGTACCACGGGTTAGTCGCTTCACGTGACTGGAAATAGGTATCCGGATTCGCTGAGGTGCCGCGGATTACCGGATGTTCGGGGTTCAGGGCGCGCTGGCGATGTTCATCGATTTTATCCTGCGGCAGCAGGCTGAGAAGGGTATCGTCCGCCAGCGGGGCGATTTTGTTGATTTCGTGCGAGGTGCGGAAACCATCAAAGAAATGAATAAATGGCACCCGGCTTTGCAGCGTGGCGATATGCGAAATCAGCGCAAAATCCTGGGCTTCCTGGACGCTGCTGGCGCAGAGCATCGCGCAGCCGGTCTGACGCACGGCCATGACGTCTGAGTGATCGCCGAATATGGAGAGCGCATGGGTTGCCACGGTGCGGGCGGCGACGTGCAGAACAAACGGCATCAGCTGGCCGGCCAGTTTGTACAGCGTCGGGATCATCAGCAGTAAACCCTGCGATGAAGTAAAAGAGGTCGAAAGGGCGCCGGTTTGCAGCGCGCCGTGTACGGCGCCGATTGCCCCGGCTTCCGACTGCATTTCAACAACGCGGGGGGCATCGCCCCAGACGTTTTTCAGCCCGTTGCCCGCCCAGGCGTCCGCCTGCTCTGCCATCGTGGAGCTGGGCGTGATCGGGTAGATGGCGATAACTTCACTGGTGCGAAACGCGACTGAAGCAACCGCGCCATTACCGTCGATAGTGATCATATCAATACTCACATTGCTAAATTTTTGATAAAAAAGTTTTTATGCCCATTGATATACGCTGAGCACTCGCTGAGCTCTTCTGCGAAAACGCTATCGGCGCGATTCCACCGGTAGCGGATAAGTTCGTATCTCACCTGCCTGGTAACGGGGTTGCGTTACCTGCATCGCTACGGGCAGGGTGACCGGGTTTGTGAATCACTTTTTAAGTATAGACCCCAGAGGAACATGATTTTTTGATCTCCAGTAGCGACAAAATCCATAGTTCAGATAAATTAATTCAAGGTATTACATAGGTGCCTACGTATGAACGACACCCTACACCAAAATCAGTGGCGTCATTTTTCCATAAGTAGCAGTGTGGCGAATTCCGCCAGTCAAAGCCTCCTGACCGACAACACTGCCTTAATTACCTGTAGGTAATTTATTCGAGTTTTGCTATATTTTAGATACCTGATGGTAAATGGCGTTAGAATCATTGCGATGGATAAATACGAAATCAGACGACAGCGCTTGCTCTATATCCGTGATAATTTATGCGGCGGTAAGGCTGTTGATGTGGCCCGAACCCTTGGACGGGAGCCTTCTTACGTCTCAAGGATGCTCTACCCCGAAGGCAAAAAGCAAAAGAAAAGGATAGCTGACGAGATGGTCGAACTTATTGAATCTTCGTTCAATCTGCCCCGCGGATGGATGGACGGTATCACCGGGAATATTGATATCGAGCGAGAACCGGTAGAGGATTCGCCGCAGATGCCATATGTCATTGAGGTTCTGGATGCCCAGGCCAGCGCAGGGCCGGGCTGCATTGTCTCCAGTGAGGTTGATGAAACGGTGAATAGCATCACCTATGACTCTGCCGGCGCGCTGCGGCTTTTTGGTAACCGGCCCGCAGAACATATCAAGGTGATCACGGTCTCCGGCGATAGCATGTCCGGCACCATTGAGACCGGTGACTACATTTTTGTCGATGTCTCGAAAGACTACTTTGAAGGTGACGGCATTTATGTCTTTTCTTTTAAAGGCGCGGTGCTGGTGAAACGTCTTCAGTTCACGGCGGATGGGCTGCTCGTTCACTCGGATAACAGCAAATATGCGGACTGGACGATTGGCGAAAGCCATGAACAGTATCTGAAGATCATTGGTCGCGTGATTTATAGCCACAGCGTTAAACGCTTTGTTTAAAGGCGTTCATTGCCGCGCAGCTTCGCCATCCTGTTTCTGTCATAAACCCCGATCTCAGCCATAAGCATTACCCGGGTATGCCACCTGTACGCCGGGCATACCTGCGGCTTCGCACCCCAATCCAGTGACACGCTGTTCAACACTACCCGCCTCGGACCTTTTCAGCTGTTTTTACGCGTCAGGCCACTATTTTTCAAAAATATTTTCAATATTTTCAACCTGTTAATTTGTTTTTTTCATAAACTATACCTATGGGTATTTATTTTTAAATAACCCTGAGGTATTCTTTTGTCATCAGCTTGATAGGCAGCACTATCCGGATGATGAAATACAACGATTCATAACTGAATCTACGTGGCTGAAAAGCCAGCGCCATGGCGCAGTGCGCTTTGGGGTGAAGCCATTGGCAAGGATCCGATTGCCGAAGGCATTCCGCCAAAGCCCATTAAAGGAGACCGCAATGTCCCGTAAAACCGCGTTTAATGGCTCCGCTGCGGGCCGACGTCGCGCGCAGCGTTCCCACTTACAAAATCCGCAAACGCTCAGTTCAGATTTTATCCACCGGCCCACTCCGTCCCGCGCTCAGATTCAGGCAAAAGGGAAGCACCATACGCCTGAATGTATTGAGGACGCATTGCCGATTAAATTTGTGGCACAGGATATTTTTTGGCAGCGCGAGGAATATAAACGGCAAATTGAGCGAGCGACCATCATTTATCAGCAAGAATTTTCACACCAGTATGCGCACCCAGGAACCTGGCTCTTCCAGAGGGCAATTTATGCGCTTGGTTTGCAAAAAAGAAAGAAAGTAACGGCGAGGTAACGTCTTAGTGCCAGGAAAAATGACCCTGCGCTTCGTTATTTACCATCATAACTCATAGTGAAAGAAGGGAGGGTATATGTCCGATCCTGTTTCCGGTACGTCGATAATTGTTGCTGGTGGATTAATGGGCGCTGGTATGTTTGGCCTGGTGACAGGTATTGATTATGGCGTTGTTTTTGGGGCTTTTGCCGGCGCGGTATTTTATGTTGCGACGGCGGTTAATATCACGCGTTTTAGACTCGCTGCCTATTTTATGACTTCTTTTATTGTCGGCGTTTTGGGCTCCGGGTTAATTGGTACGAAGCTGGCTATCTGGACCGGATACAATGAACGACCTTTAGACGCGTTAGGCGCCGTGCTGATATCCGCGCTGATTATTAAGATACTCACGTTTCTGAATAATCAAGAACTAACCGACCTCTACAAAATACTAACCCGCAACAATAGTGGGCGCCCGAATGGGAAATGAACTTCCCGCGCTGCTTAATGCCGTTCTCTGCGCTTTGATCACCCTAACCTTAATGTTTTATCGGCGCGCCCGGTACAGGAGGTATCGACCATGGATATCGTACACGGCTTATTTGCTGGTAATCACATATGCCAGCATACCGTTTCGTTATCTCTTCGGCTTGTATACATCGACCCACTGGTTGGTTGTTACCGTGAATTTTTTTGTCTTTATTGCCGTGTTCCTGGTGAGGGGGAATATTGCGCATTTAATCGATAAATGAGGAATAAATGAATAAAGATGAGATTTTTAATGCCATTCTGGAAAAGGAGGGCGGTTATGTAAATCATCCTGATGATAAAGGAGGTCCGACAAACTGGGGGATTACTCAAGTCACCGCACGGGCTCATGGTTATGATGGCGATATGCAAAAACTGACGCGCCAACAGGCGCTGGATATTCTCAACGCTGACTACTGGATTGCGCCCCGGTTCGATCATGTTGCTGAAATATCTACCGCGATCGCTGAAAAACTGTGTGACGCCGGGGTCAATATGGGGCCTGTTCTGCCGGGTAAGTGGCTTCAACGCTGGTTAAACGCTTTTAATCATCGTGGGGTACTTTATCCGGATCTTATAACCGATGGTGTTATTGGCCCCAGAACCTTAAATGCCTTGAGCCATTATGTTATTCGAAGAGGCAGTGAAGGGGAGCTTGTACTGCTCCGGGCATTAAACTGTAGCCAGGGGCAGTATTATCTGGAGTTAGCAGAAAAAAGTGAGGCTAATAAATCATTTATATATGGTTGGTTAAGGGTTCGGATAGCTATGTAATTTTCTGTTTTATTAATTTAATTCGTTCAGTAACTGAAATCTGGAGAAAGTGAATATGTATACATCTAATGATTTAACCCTCTCAATGTTTTACTCATCTGCCATTGCTGAGGAAACTGGTAGTAAGGTCGCAACGCTCACCGTTCAAACCATGGGGCCATCAGCGGAAATTTTACAAATCAGTAAGTTGCACTGTATTACTGATGAAAATAAAGCGAAACGTTATAGTATTGGCGAGCAGTTTATTGCTAATGGCTCCGACTCTCTTCTCGCCGCTATCGAAACCTGGTGGCGTGATAATTCTGCGGCTCTCATTGAAGAGTTAATGATTGAAGTTATGGATTTTATTTTGAGTAATGTTAACCAAAATGCAACCTGGATCGGCCAGTATGGTATGAAAATTTTTGAAAATGAGCCGGTGGCAAAACGTATCCCTGATAGCGTATTACAGAACGGCAGCCACACAAATTCCTGAAAAGTGATGTGGTGTTAAAGCGTAATCACTATGGCGCAACAATAAGTCATAATTAAACAAGCTATTCGCATTGATAAAATGCATTCAAATATTTAAATATCAATAATGGAGATATTATTATGGGTTTTGCTCTGCCTAATGGCTCAACCGTTTTTGTTGGTTCCGGTCTTGGTTCTCCCGTATCTGTGAGTACGGTTTCCAATGCTGAAGGTGCGGTATTTACCGTTGCTGAAAATCATAACCTTAAGGTTGATGATGTCGTGCTGATTTCTTCGGGTTGGGGTGTAATCGATGGTTTAGTTGCCAGAATCACCGCACAAACAACAAATAGCGTAACCATTTCGGTCATTAACTCCAGCGACCGGAATTTTTTCCCGGCTCATGCCGGTGGCGGGAAATTACAGAAAATCACGGAGTGGACTGAGATTCCACAGATTACGGAAGTCGCACAGTCGGGTGGTGAGCAGCAGTATGCACAGGTACAGTTTCTGGCAGACGATCGCCAGCGTAATATTGGCACCTTTAAGGCGGCTAAAAACCAAACCTTTACCTTAGCGCATGATGCTTCTTTACCGATCTATAAAGTATTGGGCATGGCGGATCGCTACGGCCAGGTGTTACCGCTACGCATGTTTGTGCCTAATGCGAAGGAGTATCGCTATTGGTCTGGCGTTCCGTCATTTGATCCGCAACCAGTGACCGCGGTGAATAGCGTTGAAACCGTACAAGTCGCGTTCTCCATTCACTCTCGGGATATTACTTTCTACAAATCGGAAGATTAATCGTTCTCCTTATCTGTGGAACATAAATTAAATTCAACTGGGCTCCTGCGGGAGCCTTTTTTAAGGGTATTTATGAGCGCTATTTTCAAATTACAACCTAACCCTGTATTTAAAACTGATGTTGCTATTCCTCGTGCCGGTGAAGAAGACGGAGTGCTGAATTTTACGTTTAAGCATCGGCCAATAAAAGAACTGGCAGAGCTGGAAGATATTGACGAAAAAACGGTCTGTGATTTCTTACTGGAGATCGTCGACGGCTGGGCATTATCTGAACCCTGTACGCGAGAAAATATAGGCGTGCTGGTAGATAACTATCCGGGGGCCGTTAAAGCAATAATGGCTACTTATTATCAGGAGCTGACGGGAAATCGCGAAAAAAACTGATTGCGGTTGCCTCTGCATTCTATACGCCTGAACCATCAGCGGATGAGCTAAGCGCATTCGGTCTGACAGCCGAAGACTATGACGATGTTGTCATCAACGTCTGGCCCGATATCTGGCCTGCGTTTGTGGTCTTTCGCGCGGCCAGCACGCAGTGGCGCACCAGTCCAGGAGGGGTTATCGGGCTGGACTACAGTGTCCTCGCATGGCTCATGAAGGTTTATGATATAGCTGATGAGGTAACCGCAATAAACGATATTCAGGTAATGGAACGGGTGGCCTTGAATATCCTGAATAAACTACAGAACTAGCCTGGGTTTTAGCAGAAGTATGTTCACATTATTAATCAATGTAAACCAGATAAGTAGTTGGTTTATTCTTTCAGGAGATAATCAATGGCGGGTGATACAACAATGACACTGCGCATGAATAACAGTGAACTGGAAAAAAGCAATCAGCTTCTGGATAAATATCAACAGAAAGTAACTGTCGCTAGCCGTAAAAGTGAAGAGTTTAATAAGACTTTTCGTGCCGCAACAGATATCCAGAAAAAGCATACGGATGGCCTGAAAAGGTTAATGCAGACGTTACCCCTTCCTCCAGCCAGAATGGGGCCCATACTTCAGGATATGGTAAAGAAATCTGAGGATGAGACCTACAATATAACGTCAGGCTCTAAAAGTTACTGGGATTCACTGGCAGGAATGGGTAGCCCTCCAAAAGAAGAACTGGGTAATACACCAAAAGTTTTTCGCCCAGGCGCAAATATGGAAGAGCGTTCTAACGATGATACGGAAAAAGGGGGGAAGAGCGATTGGCTCGGCGGTTTAATGGCAGGAGCTAAAGAGGCGTGGGATAAATTTCTTAAGGATGGAGAAAACGTTCATGGCAAGCTTAAGGATTTAGCTAAAGACGCTTTTAGCTCAATGGGAAACTCGCTGGTGGAATATATAACCACAGGAAAGGCGAATTTTAGTGATTTCCTGATGACCTTTCTGAAAGGGACGCTGAAGATGCTTAGCCAATTATTGTTGGTAAAAGCCATGCAGGCTTCCTTTAACGCGATGTCGAATTCTGGCATTGGCTGGGTAGCATCCATCGGTAAAGTTTTCACGGGCCACTCCGATGGCGGCTATACCGGAGACGGGGGTAAATATGAGCCGAGAGGGATTGTTCATGGCGGCGAATTTGTTTTTACCAAAGAGGCGACCTCGGCGATAGGGATTGGCAACCTTTACGCCATGATGCGCGGTGCGCAGGGGTATGCGGGCGGCGGCTATGTGGGAACGGCATCAATGCAGGGACTGGGTTCTTCAGGCGCAGGGCCACTGACCATTCAGACCTCAGTACTTATTCAGAATCAGGGCTCAGAACCGCAGGCGGCCGACAATAACGGCGCGTTAAATCGTGCCTGGCAGCAGACGATAGACCGTTCCGTTCGCGCTGGCGTGGCAAATGAATTGAGGCCTGGTGGCCTTATCTGGAATGCAAACCACGCACGTTAATTTTTTGATTCCCGGAGAAGATATGGCAATAGAAACCTTTACCTGGCGAACGCAAATACAAGCGGGTTTGCAGGGGGATTTTAATTTCACCGTTCGCGAGGCTCGTTTTGGCGACGGATATCAGCAGATCGTCGGCGATGGTCTACATTTTGAAAAACAAAGCTGGCCAGTGACCTTGACCGGAGAAAAGGAAGAGATATTAGCCGTGCTTGAATTTATGCGGCGTCATGTAACGAAGTCGTTTATCTGGGATACTCCTGCGGGGGAATCCGGGCTTTATCGTGTTAGCGCCGATTCACTAAAACTTTCGCCATTATCGAGTCAGATAATGACGGTAACCGCCACATTTAACCAGGCATATGCACCATGATTACAGCTGATTATCAAAAACTTGAACCCGGGAGTGAAATACGTTTACTGGAAATTGATGGCAGCGTCTTTGGCATGGATGATGTCTTATATTTCCACGGGCACAGTATCGCCCATAGCGAAGCTGAAATCCGGGCTGCTGGAGGGGACGAAACGCGTTTGCCTGCAAAATCCATTTGGTGGCAGGGCAATGAATATATGCCATGGCCTTGTATTATTGACGGGATTGAATCTTCTACCAGCGGTCGGGATGCGCAACCATCGCTGAAGGTGGCAAATATTGATGCTTCGATTACCGCGCTGTGCTTGTATTACGATGACCTGGTTCAGGCGAAAGTCACCATTCACGATACGCTGGCAAAATATCTCGACGCACGTAATTTCCCTGAAGGTAATGCGAGAGCCGACCCCACGCAGGAAAAACGAAAAGTCTTCTTTATTGATGCCAAAAGTGAGGAGACCAATGAAGCGATTGAGTTCACTCTTGCCAGTCCAATGGATTTGCAAGGAATAATGATCCCAACGCGTCAGCTGCATTCTATCTGTACCTGGTGTATCAGGAATAAATACCGCAGCGGCGATGGTTGTGATTATACAGGCCAGCGATATTTTGATAACAATAATACACCTGTTACCGATCCGGCGCTGGATGTTTGTAACGGCACTTTGTCGGCCTGTAAATTACGCTTTGGTGAAGACAATGAGCTGCCTTTTGGTGGTTTTCCCGGTACGTCTTTAATTCGGAGTTAACATGCGCCAGAAAGTTATCAGGGCTATTCAGGTGCATGCTCAGGAGCAATATCCTCGAGAATGCTGCGGTGCGATTGCCCAAAGGGGGCGGGTAGAGCGCTATTTCCCCTGTCGTAATATTGCCGATGCCCCCCAGGAGCATTTTGTTCTTGCGCCGGAGGATTATGCACGGGTAGAGGATTGGGGCACTGTAACGGGGATCGTCCACAGTCACCCCGACGCGACGACCCAGCCAAGCGAACTGGATAAGGCTCAGTGTGACGCGATGTTGTTACCCTGGCATATTTTCAGCTGGCCGGAAGGCGATTTTCGTACCATTTATCCGCGAGGAGAATTGCCGCTGCTGGAACGCCCGTTCGTGCTTGGCCATTATGATTGCTGGGGACTGGTAATGAGCTATTTTCGCCAGCAGCATAATGTTGAGTTGACGGATTATCGTGTGGATTATCCGTGGTGGGAAGATGGCTACCCTGATAACTTTTATCATGATTGTTGGTATGAATGTGGCTTTCGCGAGTTTGATGGCCCGCCGCAGCCGGGAGATATGATTATCATGCAGGTACAGGCAAATAAGTGGAATCATGCGGGTATTCTCCTTGAGGGAAATATGCTGCTGCATCACCTGTATGGTCATTTAAGCCAGCGAGTGCCGTATGGGGGATACTGGCAGGAAAGAACGGTGAAAGTGTTGCGCTATCATATTAATGATAATGCGCTGACTAATGAAAAAATCTGAAAGACGTTGGAATTTTAAATCACCCGATATGAAATGCGTTAGCAAGTGAATGTGATTCAACATCAGAGGGCTGGACTTACTCTCGAGTCAACTCAGTGTGCGATATTATCAATGGCGGAACAGATGCTTATGAATTATTCATAATGTCTGCTGCAGATGGAGTATTTATGCAAGAACATATGGTCAGAATAGAGTTGGGCGGTATTCTTGGTAAGGAATTTGGCAAATCTCATTGTCGGATGGTGGCAACAGCGTCTGAAGCGATAAGGGCATTATGTTGTACTATCAATGGATTTGAAAAATTCATGAACAACAGCAAAGCTATGGGATTAACCTATGCTATATTTAAAGGAAAGAAAAATATTAGCGAGGATGATATTCCTTTCCCCATCAACGATAAGGTAATACGAATTGTTCCTGTCGTTATTGGTAGTAAAAAAGCTGGCGTACTACAGACGATATTAGGTGTCGCATTAATCGCTGTCGCTTCAATAGCCACTATGGGCGCTGGCGGCATATTCGCCGCCATTGCTGCCGGTTCTGGCTGGGGAAGCGCTGCAATGCTGGGAGGATCATTAGTACTTGGAGGTGTTCTTCAAATGCTCTCTCCTCAGGTTCCAGGCTTAGCCAGCCAACAGTCTCCTGAAAATAAAGCTTCCTACGCTTTTGGTGGTGTAACAAATACCACCGCTCAAGGATATCCAGTGCCATTGCTGTATGGAAAACGACTTATCGGCGGCGCAATTATTTCGGCTGGGATTTATGTAGAAGATCAGCAGTAATAACCAGCTTCTCTCATTTCTGACCACCTACGAGGTGGTTTTTTTATGGACAAGATATCTATGACACAGCACCTCATTAAAGGTTGTAAGGGCGGGAGTTCAAGCCCGCGTACGCCAACGGAACAGCCTGATGATTTACAGTCTGTTGCGAAAGCAAAAATTCTCATTGCGCTGGGCGAGGGTGAATTTGCCGGTGCGCTTACCGCAAAAGATATTTACCTTGATGGTACGCCGCTGGAAAATTCCGACGGCTCGCAAAATTTTAGCGGCGTCGCCTGGGAGTTTCGACCGGGAACTCAGGCACAGAATTACATTCAGGGGATCCCCGGTTCAGAAAATGAAATTAACGTAGGAGTGGAGGTCTCCAGCAAAACGGCCTGGTCCCGCTCTTTTAGTAATACTCAGCTTTCCGCCGTCCGCCTGCGCTTAAAATGGCCATCTTTATTGAAACAGGAAGATAATGGCGATCTGGTAGGGAACGCCGTCAGCTATGCCGTTGATTTGCAAACCGATGGTGGTAGCTGGCAGACGGTGCTTGAGAGTGCGGTAAGCGGAAAGACCACTTCCGGCTATGAACGATGCCACCGCATTGATCTACCCCGGGCGACGATGGGTTGGGTTTTGCGCCTGCGTAAGGTCACGGAAGACGCAAATACCTCAAAAACTGGCGATGTTATGATGCTGCAAAGTTATGCTGAGGTGCTTGATGCAAAACTACGCTATCCCAACACGGCCCTGCTTTACGTTGAATTTGACTCTCGTCAGTTTAATGGCTCTATTCCAAAAATTGCCTGCAGTCCTCGCGGGCGGGTGATCCGCGTTCCTGATAACTATGACCCGGAGACCCGCCAATATTCAGGCATCTGGACCGGAGCATTTAAATGGGCGTGGACGGATAACCCGGCCTGGATTTTTTACGATCTGATCGTCAGCGATCGCTTTGGCCTGGGGAATCGTCTTACCTCAGAAAATATTGATAAATGGACGTTGTATCAGGTAGCACGATATTGCGATGAACCCGTCCCCGATGGTAAAGGTGGGGAGGGTACCGAGCCGCGCTATTTATGTAACGTCTATGTTCAGGATCGCAACGATGCCTATACGGTGTTACGCGATTTTGCGGCCATTTTCCGTGGCATGACCTGCTGGAGCGGCGATCGGGTGATTGCTCTGGCGGATATGCCTCGTGATATTGATTACACCTATACCAGGGCTAACGTCATCAATGGTCGTTTTCACTATGCCAGCAGCAGTAGCAAAACGCGCTATACCAACGCGCTCGTCTCATGGTCTGATCCAGAGAATGAGTATGCGGATGCGATGGAGCCGGTTTTTGAGCAGCCGCTGGTCGCCCGCTATGGATTTAATCAGCTTGAACTTACGGCAATTGGCTGTACCCGTCAGTCGGAGGCCAACCGTAAAGGGCGTTGGGGAATTCTGACCAACAATAAAGATCGCGTAGTGAGTTTTTCAGTCGGACTGGACGGTAATATTCCACAACCCGGTTATATCATTGCGGTGGCGGACGAAATGCTGGCGGGAAAAGTCAACGGTGGCCGTACCCGCGAAGTGGATGGCTGCGTTATTACGCTCGATCGTAAAACGGAAGCGAAAGCCGGGGACCGTCTGTTATTGAACCTGCCATCGGGGGGGACGCAAGGCCGAACCATTGAGAGCGTCGATGGACACGTCGTCACCGTCACCGCTGAATATGCCGAAAGACCAGAGCCGGAATGCGTATGGGCCATTGAGTCTGACTCTCTGAGGGTCCAGCAATATCGTGTTGTGGGGGTTAAAGATAATAACGATAGTACCTTTACAATTTCCGCAGCCGCTCACGATCCGGATAAATACGCCAGGATTGATTCCGGTGCGATTATTGATAGCCGACCAATCAGCGTTATTCCTCCAGGGAAGCAAAGCGCGCCAGCTAATATCGTTGTTGAGTCTTATTCCGTGGTTAATCAGGGGATTAGCGTTGAAACGCTGCAGGTTCACTGGACGGCAGTAAAGAATGCCATTGCTTATGAAGCACAGTGGCGCCGCAATGAAGGCAACTGGATAAACGTGCCCCGGAGTTCCGTTGCATCGTTTGATGTCAGCGGAATTTATGCCGGCCGATATATCGTAAGGGTGCGCGCTATCAATGCCGCGGAAGTGTCGAGCGGCTGGGCATATTCGCAAGAGAAAACGCTGACCGGCAAAATCGGCCTGCCTTCGGCACCTGTTTCGCTGACCACAACATCCCTTCTGCATGGCGTTCAACTAAACTGGGCGTTCCCGGAGGGAAGTGGCGATACGCAAAAAACCGAGCTGCAGTACAGCCCAAATCCAACCGGCAACGGCGCGATGGCGCTTTCTGACGTAACGTATCCGGGAAACTCGTATCAGCAGATGGGCCTGCAGATTGCGGCGACGTTCTGGTACCGGGCACGCATTGTCGATCGCCTTGGTAACGAAAGTCCGTGGACCGTCTGGGTGCAGGGGATAGCGGAACGCCGGGTTACGATCTGTATATTGACGATATTGTCATTACGGATATAACGGATGCTCAGGCTGTGCAGACTACAGCCGATGCCACAGCTTCTGCCGTTGATTCTCTGACGACGAAAGTCAGCCAGCAGGACAATAACATCAGTAGCATTGGGAACCGGACTACTGTACTGGAAAATGGTTTGTCTGTGACGAACGCCAGTGTTAACAAAAAGGCGGATGCCAACACGGTTCAGACATTGCAGAATACGGTGACGCAGCAGGGAAAAGACCTATCCAGTCAGGGGAACGCCATCACTTCCCTGAATAACATGGTAAGCAGCGTTAAAGATGATATTTCGAAAAAAGCCGATACTGCCGCAGTGTTTGCACTGACCAACCGCGTGACTGAGACAGAGCAGAGTATCCGCAGTAATAGTGATGCGGTGACTTCCCTGAGCAGCTCTTTGAGCCAGCAGGCGCGACGTGGGGCAAATGTTCTGCCTGATGGCACATGGGAGAGCTACCCCGTTGGTTACAATGTGGCGAATAACCGCGTGTTGGTGACATCCGATGAGGCTTACAGCGGCGCGAAGTGTATCCGCCTCATTCGGGCGAATGACTACAATGCTACCGCCACCGACAACAATGATTGCCATATTTTCGCCGGCCTGCAGATCCGTGATGGAGCAACATATTACGTTGAGTTTCGTGTGAAGCCGGATCCGAAAGGAACAGCTATGGCCGATAACGTGCAATTGTCGGTGGGTTTTTCGCTGCAGGACATGAGCGGTAGTTGGTCCTGGCCTGCACTGACGAAAGCGAAGAAAGATCTTGTTGCTGAAGGCTGGACGAAGGTCTCCGGGTATTTGACCAATAACCGGACCAGTATTAAACAAGCGATGGTACGTCTCTCGGTACCTAATGTGTCAACGGTGAAAGCGGGTAACGCCTTTCTGATAGACGATTTGTTTATCACCGAGGTGACTGATGCGAAAGCAGCTCTTGATGCCGCCGATGCGAATGCGCTGGCTATCATGAACCTGAAAACAACCGTGACGCAGAACGGCGAGGATATTACCTCTCAAGGTAGCAGCATCACGAAGCTGACGAATGACCTGGCTATCACTAATGGCAATGTGAATAAAAAGGCTGACGCAACGGCTCTGCAGACGCTACAGAATACAGTCACGCAGCAGGGGAAAGAGGCCGCTTCACAGGGGACAGCGCTGACGAGTCTGGAAAATAGCCTGAACGGCCTGTCAGTGGGCGGAGCCAACCTTATTCGACATTCTGATACGCTCGACGGATGGAGCAGCAGATCTCCTTCAGAAACCTACCAGGGGGCGAGTGTAGCCTGGACCCGTCTGGTGAAGGGAACCGGGGGGTATGTCCAGCTGGATGAGCAAACTCTGGATGTGACGGGGAAAACCGAGTTCATCTATAGTTTTTATGCGAAAGGGGCTTATGCAGCACAAGAAATGACTGCATATTTTTATAACCCATCAAATACTTCCCGGATTGAAACAAACCAGGGATACAAAAGCTCAGCCGGGGATGGTGCAGCACAGTTTACCCTTACCACCTCATGGCAGCGTTACTGGGTTCGTTGGGTTATTCCGGCCACAGCGGGCACAAAGCGTTTGATCCCAGCCCGTTTGCAGCATGCACCATCCGCGGATAAAGAGGTCTGGCTCTGCCGTCCAAAACTGGAAACAGGCAACGTTGTGACTGACTGGACGCCCAATAATGACGATATTGCTGCAGAGATCCAGGCTAATGCTGGAGCAGTCCAGAACCTGTCCACGCGAGTGACAACCGCGGAGGGGAAAATTACTTCTTCGGGCACAGCGATAACTAGGCTACAGAACGATCTTGCGCTTACACAAGCTGATGTATCGAAAAAAGCCGATACTACCTCCTTGCAAACGGTACAGAACTCCGTCACACAGCAGGACAAAGATATTACGGCAGCGAATAGTGCTATAACTAAACTGACCAGTGACCTTTCGACGACGAACGCCAACGTCAGCAAGAAAGCAGATGCAAGCGCGCTGCAGACGCTGCAGAACACAATCACGCAGCAGGGGGAGACGTTGACCACTCAGGGCAGCGCGATCGTCTCGCTGGAAAACTCACTGAATGCGCTGGATGTGGGTGGGGCGAACCAGATCCCCGATTCCGGCAGTCTGGTCAGATATGGCAACGTGAGTACGGATAAATATAACGGAAACGGCGTGATGGCCTTCACGCTGAAAGCCGGAGCAGCATACCGTGACCTTATCAGTATCAACCTGTCCGCGCCGGTGGACGGAACCGAGTACGTTCTGAGTTTTTACGCGAAGGCGGCGATAAACGGGCAGAAGGTCCGGAGCCATTTCTACAGCCCGAACAGCACGAAAAAGGCGGTGAGCAGCCAGGGGAACACGTTTACCAATTCAGATGGACTGTGTGATTTCACTCTGACAACGGAATGGCAGCGTTACTGGGTGAAATGGACGCAGGGTGCGGGTACTGGCAGCAAAAAGCTGATTGTTGCGCGTATTCAGCAGGGGTCGACAGACCAGACGGTGTACCTGAGTTCCCCGAAGTTTGAGCGGGGGAATGTGCCGACGGCGTGGAGTGAAGCGCCGGAGGATAACGCCAGCGCGGCGGCAGTGAGCGCTCTGACATCGCGCGTAGATTCCGCGGAGGGTGTTCTGACCAGCCAGGGGCAGTTGCTGACGAGCCTGCAGAACGGACTGACGACAGCTGACCAGAACATCGGAAAGAAAGCGGACAGCAGCGCCGTGAACACGCTGACAAACCGGGTCAGCCAGGTGGAAAACACGCTGACCACGCAGTCAGAAAGCATCACCTCGCTGTCCGGGAACATCAGTACGCTGCGCAATCAGGTCTCCAACCCGTGGTTTGATGGTTCGCTGGAAAGCTATGCGGATGGTCAGCAGATAAGCGGCAGCGGGGCAATCGTGACCACGGCGCAGAAATTTAACGGCAGCAGGAGCCTGAGGCTGCGCCGTGAGGCGAATAACGGCGGCAACAGCGACAAGCAGATAGGGCCATGGTCGAGTATCCGCGAGAATGCCGTGTACAGTGTTGAGTTGTGGGCAATGATGCCGGCAGACCAGTCCCCGTCGACGGGCTGGCAGACGATAGTCGGCATTCAGGGTCAGAATGCGGCAGGGCAGAACAGCTGGCAGGGGGCGGTTACCATAACGGAAAGTGGCCTGGGCGAACGTGGGAAGTGGGTGAAGTTCAGTGGCAAGGCGTTGATGAACGGAACCGGCAGGACGCGCGGTGTGGTATGGATTTCCACACGCGGAGCGACGGGTAGCGGAACGCCGGGTTACGATCTGTATATTGACGATATTGTCATTACGGATGTGACCGATGCTCAGACAGCACTGGATGTAGCTGATGCCAGTACCACAGCTGTCAGCGGACTGACTACCCGCGTAACGAATGCTGAGACTAAAATCACGGCACACAGCCAGCAAATAACCAGTCTGCAGAGCTCCCTTAGTGGTAAAGCTGATGCTGGAGCACTCAATACATTGTCCAGTCGGGTGACCAGTGCTGAAGGTAAAATTGAATCGACAGCAAGTGGCCTGACCAGCCTGAACAGTACCGTCGGCAGTCTGTCATCTACCGTACAGGCCCAAGGACAGACTCTGTCGGATACAAACGGCAAGGTTAACTCGACATACTCCATTAAGGTTGAAACAAATAACGGTAAGAAGGTTGGCGCGGGGATCGTGTTAGGGAGTGACGGCTCCACCAGTGACATGATCCTCTATGCAGACCGCTTTTCACTGTTTAACCGCAACAGCAAAGCCGCCGTGCCGGTGATGATTGCGGAAGGTAACGATCTGTATATTGATTCGGCGCGAATTAAAAACGGCACGATTGATATTGCCAAAATCACAGATCGGCTTTCCTCTACTAATTATGTGGCCGGATGGAGAGGCTGGAGTATTACCAAGAGCGGAAGTAGTGAATTCAATAACGTTGTGGTTCGCGGTGAAATACAGGCTGATACAGGTACTTTAAATAATGTAGTTATTAATGAGAGTTGTAATATCCTGGGTACCGTAAGGGCTAACAAGATTATTGGAGACGTTGGCTCGTGGGCAATCAATATTGCTCAGCACCGCTCCCGTCGAATTGCGAAAGCACAATGGGCCTGGTTCGATTTGCTTGCTGTTGATCGCCAGCCGTTCGAGCAACGAGTGCAGCTTTTAGGAGCGCTTCGCCAGGACGACTCAATTAATATTACGGGTGGAGGTAAATTAACGGCAGGCATGGAGTACAAGAGTTATGAAGGTGGCTCGTTGAGTATGGGTAAACTAGGGTACTGTATTCTTATGCTGGGTACCGGTGATACTTCAGGTGGTGGTCCCATGACCTGTGCGCTCTCTATTGATGGCGTTTTATATAAGCAGGAAAATGGGAGTATGGAAATTCAGTCAATGGACTTCATCGTTCCGCCAGGTACCGGCCAGACTGTTGTGCGCTATGGGTACTATCTGGACAGAAACGGTGGTATGACGGGCGTAATCTTGTCACGTTTTCACGCGTTTGTTATGCGTAACTCAAATATTATTCGAGGCGTTTCAAGTGATTAA